ACACCTTCTAACTCTGAAATTCCTTTAGTAAGTACGCTCAATTTATTTTCTGCAACTGATTGTATATGTCCTACATCAAATAAAGCTTCTGGACCTTGTTTCCCATCGTTAAATTTAGACTCTCTCGTTGTATCTAATATATCCTGTACAATTTTGTCTTCATCAGCTCTTAAAGCTTTTAGTATATTAGATTGCATTTTCGAAAAGTGTTTATAAATTCCTTGATCAGTAGCTTTGCCATCAAAAAACTGAGCGTCTATTTTGACTACTCCGCCTTTGTCTGTTACTACAGTTTCTACACTAGCTGCCTTTTTCTTTGCTTCTGTCTTTGCTAGTGCTACCCATTTTTTGGCAAACTTTTTAAGATTTGCTTCATCATCAGAACTGAATGCGCTACCTCTAACATTTTTAGAACTAGCAACGCCTGGTTTTTCTCTTTTAAATCCATCTTTTTCATTAGCGTCTTTTATTTTTCTTGTTATTGCTTTTAACTGCTTAAGTACAATTTCTTCTGAAAAAGTGTAACTTCCAAACATAGAGTTCATATACTTTCTTAAAGGGTTATCAGCTCCAGATCCTGTGGGATTTTCCAATTGTTTAACAATTAGGTCTATCTCTCTTTGGAGGTTAGCTATTGCCATTTATTTATGCACTTTGTAAAAATCTAGTATTCTCTTTATATGGTCTGGAAATCCTACATTTTCTTTTAAGCTAGTAGACACTGCGTTTTGTACGGAGGCCCCAGCTATTGACATTCTGTCTTTTCTTTCGTCTTTTAAATAATATTTTACTAGATCAAAGCAAGCTAGTTTTAAATCTTCAGGAATAGTAGCGTAACCTGATCTATAAGTTACTTTTATTGCTGCTCTTCCTTTTGGAAACCTATAGTCTCCGGTGCTTGTTGTTCTATATATAGTGTCTCTTCCTAGGTCTACGTAGTATTCGTATTTACCGCTAGAATCTGAGTCATCTGCAATTAATGTTTTATAAGCTGCTGCTTGTGATTCTCTTTCTTGAACTTGAGAAACACTCACAAGAGGGCTTTCATCTACTAAAATAGCATTTGTAAATTCGTCGTGAATATCGAAATATTCAACTTTGTCTGTTGAGAAGTAATCAACAAAGGATGTCCCGCAGTAGGTTTTAACTGCTTGACTTATAGCTGGTACAATAACATTAATCTTCGCATCTTCAGTTACTCCTGTGATGCCCGTAAAGTCCTTGTATTGTTGTAATGTTATTAAATTCGCCATAATTAAAAAGGGGGAGTGTTAGGTACACTCCCGAAAACCATTCTATATAAGTTAGTTATTAACTTATGAACCTTTATACATGTAAGCCCATTTAGAAGTAGCAGCATCGATAAGATCGGTGAAGCCAATTCTTTGTGAAGCAACAAGTACTCTACGTTGGTTAGCAACTTCGTAGTCAGACTCAACGGTTACACCGCGTAATCTTGGTACTACATAGTTACGAGTATAGACTGCAACAGCTGCGAATTTAGATATCGCTGGGGTAGCAAACTCGTCGCATAGTAACACTCTTGAACCAAATACTTGTCCAATTTCACCAGAAAGCTTAGTAGCAATATCGCCAACTAAGTTAGCGTCTTGGAATTCAGCATCTTCTAGTAACTGGTAGTAAGTTGTCTGAGAGACAATGTATACTACGTCGTTTGGATTAACACCATATTTGCCCATGTTCTTTCTCATAGTGAGAAGATCAGCAGCAGTAACAGTATCAGTAGCAAAAGCTGTAGCTGACTGTGTAAAATCACTGTCATTTCTAGCTAAATGCAATAGTCCTTCAAAAGAAGCACCACCAGTTCCGAAAGCACCATCAGCGTCATCACCAGCTAGCATAGCATTTTCGATTGCTCGAGCATGAGATCTAACCATTGATTCTCTGATAAGAGGTAAAATCGGTAGGATTGCGTCTTCTTCAGTTTCATTACCTAAGTAAGATTGTGAAATAAGTTTTTTGGTTGAAAGTACTCTTTCAGTTAGGTCAACACCAGCTCCATTAGCAGGATCATAAGCGTCACCACGTGGGTCTAAGTTACCTTTTGGCGCTGAGCCTGAAGCAACTTGGTTAGCTGTAAATTCAGCGTAGCCACTATCTGGTAGAATAGGGATAATCATGTTTGCAGAAGTCATTGGGATTTCTCTAAATAGAGGGGCCAAGACTAATTCATTTTGAATATCTCTTTCGATTTGGTTTGAAACAACTTGCTCAAGATCAGCACTAGAAACTTCAACGCCTGACATGACGTTAACTTTTTCCATTACATTCTTGGCATAATCATTATTCCATCCTTTACCAGTCGCTAGACCAGCAAATTTTGCATCAATGATGTCGCTTTCAAAAGCTTTTTTCCAGTCGCCAGTAGATTGTCTGTCTGAGAAGTTTCTTTTAGAATCACGAATACTCATGATTTCTTCAGATTTTTCAGCCAATTGAGCTTCAAGTCCTTTAACAACATCTTCTAAATTAGTAGATCTTGCATCGATTCTTTTCTCAACGTCAGACATAAGTCTTTCTGCGCCTGTTAGTCCAGCCTGGACTATTGTTTTATGTTCTTCCTGTTTTGCTTCCTCGGAGGCTTTTTGAACGGCTGCTTCATCAACAGCTTTTTCAGTAGCTTCGTCAGCTAGCTTTAGTTCAGCAGCTTTAAGTTCGGCTTGTTTCATTGCATACTGTGCAACTGCTTTTTCAGCAGCTTCAGTAGCAAATGAGTTAAGATCGAACTCTGGGGTGCTTTCAGGAGAATTATTTTCTTTTGACATATTTGTCTCCGTTATTGTGGCTTTCGCCGTACTTGGCTGCTCAATTTCAACAGCATCTGCTGAATCGTTTAAGTTAGCCGTATAAAAAGTTTGCTTGTGCTTGTTGTAATCTTCCATAGATCCAAATGACTTGCTTAATCCAAAGGTTGCCCCTTGGTTGCATGGCAATGAAACTACAGAGACTTCGAAAAGCTCCGCGTCCTTTATTTTATATCCATCGGTTTCAGTCATATAATCAGCGTCCTTGACTTTGAAACCGACAGAAAAAGCTCCAAGGACACCGTCTTTAATAAGTTGAGTTACATCACCAGCAGCTTTAGATATCTTTGCAGATATTTCTAAACCGTTGTCTGTAACTTTTAAATTTGTTGCACGTCCGATAGGCTTATCGTAGTTATGGTTAAACAAAATGATAGGATTAGTCTTAAAGTTTTCTAATCCACCTTTTGTCCAAGCATCTCTTTCTATGATATCGCCTGCTCTATCGACTGCATTTGTACTGGCTGACCCTTTAATCTCTACTCCACCATCTTCGGTGTCTCCTAGTGATTTGAAAGTGCTAGTCCAATTATAAATTCTTTCTGACATACTACTTCTCCGCTTTTTTAGGGGCAGCCTTTTTAGGTGCTGTCTCTTTCTTTGCGACGGTAGGTGTAGGAGTTGGTGTTACCGCAATTTCTACTGGATGTCTTTTAGCTGTTGCCGAGTTAACTCTGTGCCAAGAACCAAATGCTCTTCTAAGCATATAGTCTTTTACAGGTACATCGTTACCATGGCTTTTATATTCGACAAGGTTCATTTTTTCAACTCCTTTTTCTTTACAGAAATTGGAATAAGCCTTGCTCATCATATCTTTAGTCATAATTAGTTTTCCTCTATGGTTGGTGACTCTTCTGGTCGACCTCCCTCTTCTGGATTTACCGCAGAGCCAGCTATATTAGCAGGTACTCTTGGGTCATCAAATCCATCTACAGGTTCTTTGCCTAGTGCTACTCTTGCTTCATTTGGACTTATAATTCCAGTATTAACAAGTGTTGCATAGTAAGCTGCTTGGTCTCTCAGTTCTGGTTGTAAAGCAGGTATATCTGTTACGTCCTCAGAAAGTGAGAATCCAAAATATCGTTCCATTGCACATCCAAGTTTTTTAACTATAGGTAATATAGTCTCAAGATAGTACAATCTATGATTTGGTCTTATGTTAGCATTATTACCACCGTCTAATAAGATTGGTGGTATTCCCATAGCTTCTAGAATGATTTTCTCATTCGCTGTTATTGAAGTTTGGAAGTCTAACTCTTTAAAATTAATGTTTGTCAGGGTGCTTACTTCTAAGCCTCCATCTAATATAAGAGGTCTTCTGCCTCCTGTTGTTGGGTTGTAACGCATTGTCCATGCTTGTAGCATTCTCTCTTTGATTTTCTCAGAAAGAGTATTAGGCGATTTTAGTACCAACCCTGGTACTGCTCCATTTTTGAAGAAGTTGTCTTGAAAAGCTCTCATGTTTCCTAGTAGTTGCATAGTTCTATATGCTGGCTTAAGTCTAGGAACTCCTCTATATATAGAGTTAAAACTATTTTCTTTTACATGAATAATCTCATCCACGCTATAGTCTACTGAGTTTTCAAAAGTATAGTGTGAAACATATTGTTTTTCATCACTATGTATAGTTACTTTGTCTGCAGGCAAATGATACAAATGCGCTCCATCAAAGTAAACAAATATATTACCATCAATAAGAAGGTCAATAATTAAGTTTCTTTTAAACGAACTAATATCCTGAAAAGGATTCGGTTCAATATTTAATAGTATATTAACTTTGGACTTACGAACGTTCTTTTTAACGCCTGTAGTACCTGTAATTTTTTCGTCAACTCTAAAAGGTATTTCTGAAACATCATCAACGATCATGTTAACTGCTCTATTGACTATTTCTAATTGTTCGTAGGCATTTCTGTAGTTAGTGACGACTTCACGCGTGTCGATAGACATTCCCTCATTACGGGAAATTACGAACTGCGCTGGATTAAGCTTCTCTTCGTTGCTCGCTCCTATAAATCTATCATACCATGCCATATTTTTCTCTCTGTTTCTCGACCCAACGTTTTTGTTTCTCTGCTGTGATCAATTTGGGTCGTTTACCATAAATCGAATGCAATCGTAAATGATGCGTATGACACAGAGTAGTCGTATACTCATACACTTCTGCTCTATTCTCATCAATGAAGGATTCACGAAGATCTAGTATGTCTTGTTCACTTTTAATTATAATTTTGTTTTGTTTTATCCAAGTTTCTAGTAATTCGGTGAGTCCGTAATAATGATGAAAATCTAAGTCTGTATTGCTTCCACAAATGTGGCAACTACTTGTCTTTTTATATTGCGATTTAGCTTTGTCTCTGACATATTTAACTAAATCTCTTTTTAAATTCATATTTCTACTCTTAATTAGAATTATACCAAAAGTAAGGTATAATGTCAAGAACTGTTTTTACAAGGTCTCATTAGAATGTGGTGGCTGATGTTTCAAATGTATATAGAGCGTAACGCATCGCATCTGCCATGTGAGATGACATATTATGTTTTGGCTTTTCTTTCAATAAATTAGGGTTTGGATCCCACTGGTATTGGTCCAAGGACATTTGTGTTTGTTTGCATCGTTGGTCTACTATCAGGTCGTCGTTATCGACTATACCTGCTACTTGACCGATGCCATCTAGTACCGATTTTTTAGCATTTATACTGCTTATATCATAGTTCTGTGCCAAGTCAAATCTAGTTTGCTGAGCTGCAGAATCAATATAGATAAAGTCTATATCCCATTTGTCAATTAACTTCTTAATTTCTACAGCATGTTGCTCTGTAGTACGTTCAGCATTCATGTATTCATCTACTAAGTAGTATTTCTTCGCATCCCAATCGTAAGCAACCACACAAAAAGCTGTAGGATCTCTATACCCTACATCAAGTCCTGCGAATACATCCATCTGACTAGTATCTAACTGACTTAGATCTGCTATACATTCTTCGTGGTTAAATGACCATACTTGACCTTCAAATACATTAAAGTCAGCCATGTATTCTTGATTAAATTCGTTTTGAGACATTGTTTTCTTTGCTTCTTCAATATCTGCATCAGAAACTCGAGGATTTTCGTGGTAAGTTGCCTTAACTGAACACCATTCTGGAAATTCATCAGTGAATCCTCTATAATAAAACTCTGCAAAGTAGTTATTACGTCCACGAGGGGTCGAAATAAAGATTGCTTTAGAGTTTTCTTTATCTAGTGTTGGTCTTAGTGCAACATTGAAGGCATCTCGTCCATCTGTTAGAGCAGCCTCATCAAATATGATAAGATCGTATGATCTACCAACAACTGAGTCTACTTGATTGATTGAACCCATTCTAATAGTAGAACCATTAGATAGTTCTATAACTTTGTCTTTTGCATTGTCACGTGTTACCTCTAAATCAAAATGCTTGATGAGATTTCTCTGTAAGTCAAATGATATTTGGGATAGTGCGTAATTGGGAGACATAAGTAGTACATTAGCTCCAGGTACTAAACATGTTAGCTGTCCTATGATATTGCTTATGTAGGTTTTACCTTGTCGACGTGATACTGCTGCGCAAACAAATCTGTATTTAGGATTGTTAATTGCGTTAATAATTGCAGTTTGTGAGGAGTTGGGAGTAACATTTAATAAATCAAGATACCCTTCAATAGGTAACTTAATAAATCTTGTTTCAGGGGGGATTTCCATTAAATAGTCGGAGACTATATCGGAACGGCTTACTTCTATCAATGTAGGGTCTCTTTGTTAAATAAGTTAAAAGGGTCTTCGGAATCGAATAGACCATGTTCTTTGGCTAGTTGCAATAGATACAAGTAACCTCCGCATAAATCGAGTAAATCTCGTTCGCGTTGAGTTCTAGTTAGACCTCTTTCTTCTCTTGTACGTGCATTCTGTAAAACTTCTGCTGCGTGTTCTGACAAGGCGTCTAACCATATTTCTCTCTTGTCAATAACTCTAGGTATTGTCATTTTTTCCTTCTTTTTATTCCAAGTTGTCGTTTCTGAGACTTAGGTGGTCTTTTCTTACTACCTTTTGGGCCTGCCCAGAATAATTTATTTGCCCAATACGCTGCTGAAGATTTTCCTTTACGAATATTTCTTCCGTGTCTTGCTTTAAAACTCTTACGAGCTTCAGGACTATAATTATGTCCCATGCTCTGAGCTCCAAAACGGATAATCTTCACTTTGCCAGCGATTCTTACAGCTACAACGCCTTTCTTTTTGGGGTGCTTAGGAGTTCTTTTGGGCGCGTTTAGTTTTCTTATTCCCGCCTTTTTTAACCTTGCCTTTTCTGCCGTTGTTAATGCCATTTTTAGTTCCTAAGACTAAGTTCCAGAAGGAACTCGGTCTTCCTGCTTTCATGAAATTATGAAAGTCTTTATGAAAGATCTCTATGCTATCTTCTTTTTCTTGGTAAAATTCTTTTTGCACCTTTAGTTCCAAAACTTGCTCGTTTTGGATTTTTTGTTTTACCAAATCTCGGTCCTATTGCTTTAGGAGCCGCTCCATACCTTCCACCAGGAGTGGTGAATGGAGATTTTGTGTTGACGAAAGTACCTGCTGCAGCATTCATATCTCTAGTAACACCTCTTTTTAATTTGTGTTTTACTAGTTTTGATGTGCCGTGGTTACTTGGTCCACTTAAAAATCCGCCTTGTCTTGCCATGATTCTATCCTCTCTTTACTTGGCTAATTAGTAGCCTATTGAGTACCATTTTTAATATGGATTTGTAACAATTTCTTGTCAGTGTGGGGTGAGTTTAATAATTCTCTAAGCTGTTGACCCCACAATAGTTGGTATTCAATAGCTTGATGAAATCTATGGGATAAAACAATAGTATCCTTAATTTCATCTAATAATTGTTGTTTGTCCATGTGCTAGTCCTATATGAACTTAGCTAAGGAATTTTAGCTTTGGGTTTTATCTTTAGCAGCGATCAATTTATCTTTGATATCTACTTTTCCATCCCAATTTTTATCTTGACCTGAAACAATTTGTATATATTGTTTCCATTTAGTCTTTAACCATTCTAACATCGTGTTCTCCTAGATTGTTATATTCTGTTAATAATTTGTAATAATGTGCACGAACTTCGCCAGAGGATACTTGGGTCAATGCCCAGTCCATGAAAGCTTGTTCTTTTTCTTTAACGGCGTTTTCTGCGCCGTACGACTGTTCGTACATTTGTCGGTCGGCCTCCTACTCCTTGCTTAACTGATCTTTTTCTTCTAACGGCTGACTTCTTCTGTGCTTTACTCATAGTTCTTGCACGAGCTAAAGGAACACACTTTGGATATCCTCTGCCGCTAGTCTTTGCTTTGCCTCTACCACAAGGTTGGAATTTACCCTTCTTCTTGGGTCTACCAATGTCGACCCATTTTTCTTTGAACCATTTCTTTAAACCTGTACTAGCCACGACGATACCTCCCACCTGCTTTTTTATACTCTTTTACAAGGTATGCATTAGCGTAAGCACTTGGATAGACTGCAAACTTTCGTTTAGTCTTTGCCTTCATTCTAGCGTAAAGCTTGGAATTAGTAGGAATGTTTCTTTTTTTACGAGTAGTCTTACTTCTTCTTCTTGCCACGTTTTCTTTTTAAGATTGCCATTTGGAATGCTTTAGGCAGTTTCTTCTGAGCTGCAGTTAAGCCTCCCATTGACTTTTTCTTTTTTCCACCTTTTTTCTTTTTAGCAGGACGACCTTTAGTCTTCCCATAAGTTCCTTTACCACTTGGCATACTCTCTCCTTATGTCCAGCGAGGGGGTTCCTCAGGACACTC